CCCTGCAGCAATAGACTGATAAACTTCTTTTATTACGTGAGGCTTGAACCTAGTTTCTATATCTAATTTTACTACTTTACCTAAGTCCATATTAATACATACTCATAAAACGAACTCTCGGTGTCGTCTTTGGTTTTGCTAATAGACCACTTAGTCGTCTAAGATTAGCAGTAAGGTATTGGTTGTACATATTATAGTACTTCATAGCCTTAGAAAAGCTATAGCTATCTTTATGTGTTGCGTCCTGAGCAAACCACAACTCTAAAAATTTGTATGAAAGCAAGTCAACAAGAAGTTCTTCAGAATCTGCTGCGTGTATAGCGTCTAACAACGCGGTCTCTGTAGCATACGTAGAATCGTTTATGTATTCCCGTAAATTCTCAAGAATATCCGTTTTAAGGAGCTTAATTGCTTTACCTAGTATTAGGTTATCCTTTTCCGATAGATTGAGCGCTGTAGTGCCAGCAGTGACATTAACGCCTTTAAACGTTAGCTCTTCTAGTGCATCAATATTGTTTCTAGTAAGTGTTAAGTCGCTAAACGCCATGAATCTTGTTTTATGTTCAGTTAAAAAATAGGGGGTGACCCCGAAGAGCCACACCCCAATAATTAGTTACTAGGGCTTACGCCTTAGCTACGTTACCACGAATGTATCGTCCACCTAGGTCTGGTCTGAATACTTTAGCTCCGTAAAGAACTTCAATAAGTACGTCAGCACCTGACTTGGTTTCTTCGATAGTCAATGTGTAATTCACATTGTTCATTGGCTCGAAACCAGCAGCTCTACGAACACCAGAACCTGAACCGCTATCTACTGAAGGCATAACCGCAGTAACTAGAGCAAGGGCAGATGGGTCATAGAAGAACTGCTCACGACCAGTGTCACCTGAAGCAATATCAACTGGGTTGATAGTAGCGTTATTGGCGAGCGCTTTTCGTAATGGCTCTTTAATGGTTAATACAGTACCAGTTTGGCTTTCTACAGTGTAGAAGTCATCAGAACTTTTAGCTGAACCAAAAGTAACAATGTCACCCTCAGCTAGAGATACAGTTGCTGCACCACCACTACCATTGTCTATAGTTAATGCAGTTTGTCCTACAGCTTCAGTAGCTGCGATAGTAGCATCAGTTACAGTAGCAGCAGTGTGGCTAGAACCTTCGTTATCTACGAAGAAGTCAAAACCATAAGCACGAGCCATAGCTCCACCTAACTGAATGTCAGCAGAACCACGTTGGTTAGCTTGTTGGAAGATGTTCAAGGTAGTAAGGTCTTTCTCTACGAATGGATCAATAACCATCATTAGGTTATCAGTGGTGAACTTACGAGAAGCCATAATCTTTCTAGCTTCTGCAAGATCATTGTCGTCCATTACAGTAGAGTCAGTGTTGTTGTCAGCGAAAGCTACTTCAAAAGCCTTACGAGCCTCAACTTTCACGTCACTATTGATTTGGTCAATAAGCTGGTGTAGTCTTGGTACGAAGTGCTGTTGTACTAAGTCAGGAAGTGCAAACTTTTGGTCAGCCTTGTCGATACTGAATCCAGCATAGTAATGCTTGTTAATTACTAATTGCTCTTCACTAGCATTAGGAGTACCTAAGCTATAGCTTCCTGAGTATGCACTAGGAGCGCCAGTAGGCTTTACTGCACGAGTGATACTTACAGTCTTGTTACGTGCTGCAACTAGACCTTCGATGGATGCGCCAGCTACGTTAGTAACGGCTTTGGATACCATTGGTCGGTTTGGATACTGGTTAGCTAGTGCAACCTCAACAAACGCCTCTGGTTCGTAAATGGAAAAATTACTATTAATTGCCATGTCTTTATAAAAGTTAAATTAAATGTTGGATTATATTTAGCTTTTGGGTCGCTATGACCAGAACATGACAATTAAGGTTTTGCCTAACCATAATGAGATGGATTTACGCTTGTTCAGCCCAACCGCCTGCGGCTCTGGAAGCACTGAATAGCTCCTCAGCCTTAGCACGATCTGCTGGATTAGTCGAGCGTACAAGTTGTTGAAACTCTGCTCGGCTAGGTCTTTCACTAGCTGGAGTACCACCAGTTGCTCCGCCAGCGCCCACTTTCTTGGGCTTTGCAAATTGCTTAGAAAACTCTACAAGAGAGTTTCCTACCGATTTTCTATTGCCTTGAGCATCTAAATCAGGTACACCACCTTTGGTGGCATAAAACTGACCATTGCTCTCCTCAATTTCATATTCGTTGTAGAACAGTTGTTCTATGTAATCTTTTCTGAGCGTCAGCTCGTTGTCTTGCTCTAAAGCGCTAAAAGCAGAATTAAACTCAGAGCCTATACGACTCTCCATTTGATTCAGTGCTAATTGCTCTTTGGCTGCCTCTGCTTGTTCTTGGTATTGTTGCAACAATTCTCGCAACTGGTCTGCTTCCCCCTTATCTTCTTGCACAGGTTGCATTTTATTTGACAATAAAGAGAACGCATCATCGAGAGTATTGACATCATCACCTAATATTTCAGAGAATTTACTTATCATGTCTCGTTCGACTTTGCCCTTACCTTCGTTGTAAGCGCCCCTAAAGAACTTGTCTTTATCGAACTCAGGTTGCTGTTGTACGTTTTGAGAAGTTGTCTCTTCCGTTGTTGACTCAGGAGCGTCAACGGACTCTATGTTTTCTTCACTCATAATGTTTATAAGTTAGTTATTGCTCGCTATTTAAATCAATACCAAGTTCCGCTTGGCGTTGAAGCTCTTCTTGTGGTAATATATCAATAAGATTTTTAAGATCACCACTTGTTCTAGGAATACCAAACTCATCAAAATGATCCATTACCGCTTGTATATCTTCTTGCGGCATAGAACGCTTTCTCATGTATTCGCCAGTAAGTTTCTTGAGTAGCGGTAGAGGCAATACGTGATATTGCATACCCTCTGTAATATCTGAGAATATCTCAGCAGCACTAGATAAGTCATAGTGTTTAGAGTAGGTAACGTTATAATCCATAGGGTCTTCGTCACGAACCTTAGCCATTCTTTTCAGGACTTGCATTTCTACCATTTCCATGTCCATAGCTGTAGACGCTAGTAAGCCTTGTTCGTCTACGTTATCAAATCTCTTAGACGATCCTGATACGTTACTCTTAACAATGGACTTGTCTCTGACTTGAGCCATCAAGAATATCAACGACATCAAATCACCGAAAATAACATCTCTAAGATGCTGAAGACCCTGCATATCCGCTTGATACAACATATTGTTGGGTATCTGCTGCTCATCAGGAATGATAATAGCCATACCTACACCCTCTTTGATAGTACGAGAGTCGTATTGATCGTCATCAGCGACCCCAGCTAGAGACCGAACGATAGAGTCTGTAAGTACAGGAATAGGGTGACCAAACAGCTCAGAACCTTTCTTGAGGTCATAGAACAATTCTGAGGCTGCAAGGTACATACCTTTCAAGGAGTATCTACGAGGCTTGCCAACAATAAACGAGCTGTTAGCATCGGTTTGACCCTTGAGTAGCGTAGCTGGAACCTCACCAAATGGGTTGGGTATCTCAAGCGTCTTCTTTTTAATTCCGTTTTCTTCGGTATACACACAAATGTATTCAGGAGTATAAGCAGTCCACTTGTGTTTTTTTACGTTATGTATGTCATAATACATTTGACGAGTTACAAGTAGCGTTAATATGCCCTGCTTGACTTCAAAGTTCCATATCTCATGAGGTCTAACCACAAAGTTGTAAGGAACCACGTTACCATCTGTATCAGTAACAGGATTTCCCTCTCCATCCATCATTAGGTCTGTGACTACCGCCCCGAAACCCAAAACCTCTTTTACGAATAGAACCTTATCTCTATAGAACTCAGTAATGGAACACCCTGCATCATCAAAGTTGGATTCTTTGTACATCCAAAAGTCTTTGTTCTGAGGATAGCTCCTATTGACGTTGTTTTCGTCATAAATGCGCTGCTGTGCTGAGAAGAACTTCTGCTCTAGCGGAAACAACTTCATACGAGCAAGTCTTTCCTTGTACTCGTCATTACTCTCTATCGTGGACTGAGCAATGATATAGGACTTGTCAGAAAACACAGTACTAGATATAGCTGTGTATTCATCGTACTCCGCCTGAAACCAACTATTCATGATTTTAGCCCTGTCCAACACCACACTATAGTATGGGTGACGGCTTTCTTTCATTACGATGTCTTCAACGACATCCTTCGGTACAGAGTAGAGTTTAGATGAATCAATCATAATTACTTCATTAAGTCCATTAACAAGTTAACTAATGTACCTGAACCTAATCCAGCTCCAGTAGCCCACGCAATTATTTTTTGCTTGAACTTTACAAGTTCTTCAATTTGTTTCTCGTTATTCTCGACTTTGAACACGAGACCTTCTTTGTTGAACTCGTTACCTAACAGTGCTTCTTTCATATCTTGAATGTCTTTGGTTATTAACTCAATGACAGAATGTAACTGTTTTACTTCGAATTTTAAATCTTTATTGAGCTGTTCTTGTGAAATTGCCATTATTTGATTACCACTTTTTACACGACCAGTAGCGTGCGCTAAATTTATCTTTTGCTGTGGAGCAACGATGTCTAGCTCTGAACGACTTTCTGCGAGCAGGTTCGTTCTTGCGTATGGGCATATTAGGGTCACCGTAATGGACAATCTTTACTTTGTCGCCTTTCTTAGCTAAAACTACAAACTTTTTATCATCTCTCCAACTGTTACGAGGCTTGTTGAAGCCAGCAAAGGTGTTACCCCTATATTTGATACGACCACCGCTAAGTCTAGTTACTCCTTTCATGGCGACAAAATACTTACTATTTATGTTTTGATTCAATACCAAATTAAAGTATTGATTTGTAGTGATATTTTCTTTTATTTTTGATCTATGGCAAAAAACGAACCAGCAAAACCAGCTCTATACAGCAGAGTCAAATCTGAAGCTAAACGAAAGTTTAAAATATTCCCTAGCGCGTATGCTTCTGCGTGGATTGTAAAGGAATATAAGAAAAGAGGTGGAACCTACAAGGGTAAAAAGTCTGGTAA